CTCCTTCAAAGCCACCGGAACCGCCTAGCTTGACAATGGTAAATTCAGACCCTAGCTGTTTGCGTTGTAGCATGTAATCAAAATCACTCAATTGATAGCTGGATACGTCCTGACCTAATCGATTTGCCTGCACGTTTTGACCGCATAAAAAAAGCCCCGCAACTGCGAGACTTGCAACAACAACCTTATTGATTTTTACCATCAGAAGATTCGCCACCTTTCGGAACCGACATGACGCCAAGAACTGTCAAGATTGTCAGGACTGTATTTACACAGTCCTGCACCGCAGACATCTGTCCTGTCAAATCCAGCCCAAAAATCCCGGCAATCTGCTGAGCAAAAAGCAGCAGCGCCGACACTAGTCCGACTACCGTCCCCCGATTCAGCGTTCCGTCTGCATTGTATAGTGCCTTTCTGATTTTATCTCCCATGATTAGTATCCTCCTTAAGATTCTTAATTTCCAAATCGTGCTCCTGCAGCTGCAGTTCATGATGTCTGAGATCCTCATTGATTTTTTCGATTTCCGATTCCTGCCTGTGGAAATTCCCATTCAATCTCTTCAGATTAACATTAAGCTCATCGAGTGACGACCTAAGCGGGGCCAGAACATTGGCAATCCCACTCTTGAACAGTTTGGACCCAAGTGTGATTAACCCGCCGATGAGCGTCACCAAACTGAGGATTTCTCCCCAACTCAGTCCCCATAACCCATGAATCAAACTATCACCTCAATCTTATTATCCTACCCGCCCTCCGCATACATAGCAATTAAGCCATTACCGTATCTTCAGGGAACATCTTGTCATAGTCAGACTTGGCGAACAGTCCAACTCGCACAAAGAGCTGCACGTTCTCCTTGGTAAAGAGCCCCATCTGGTAAAATTCACTTACGATATCATAACTATACATTCTTTGTTTCCTCCTTCGAATCTGCATTCTGAACCATCAGCGTCGCAACCGTCTTCTGTAGCATGGCAACCTGGTTTGTCAAGTTGGCCATGGCGAGCATCTGCTGAGCCTGTGCCTGCTGATCAGCGGTAGGCATCACAGTTACTGTATCAGCCGGATGAGCCGCATCATATTCCTCTTTAGTAGCTCCAGACCACGTCTTTGTATCTGCGTGCCACGTGACAGGCTCGTACAGACCCGCACCGTTTGAATCAACAGGTGCTACAGTAGTTGCGTTCTGTGGCAGTGCACCGCCATCCTCGATGATGTCGGTGTGAGTAAAGATGTTATTTTCATCAAAATAGTAAATTAACATGGTAACCTCCCCCTAGTTGTGGATAAGATACGCTAATTCTACTGGCAGACCAGCGTCCGCAGATAAGTTATCACGAGTATATAACTGGACACCACTATCTGCATTAAGAAATATATCGACATGAGGCTCCGCACGCCTGCAAATGCCCAACGGTGTCAACTTAGTGTAGCCGTTTAAGAGTGATTTGGGGAATGTTGCCCCAACAACATTTGTCCAGATGTTGATTTTATTGGTTATTTTAAGCCATGAAAGATAGACCACTATTATCGAAAAGTTGATGAAATCTGCTCTTTCTACATAGTATGTTTTCCCAAACTGGCATCCGTTCTGAGGTGTCAGGCACTTATCCCACCTGGTAACCTTAAACGCCCCCGTCGTTGCCAGCGAAGGCACATTAAGCAGCGCATCCCATCTCGTCCTCGGGAAAAACTGCGTGTTAGATCCATCTGATAGTTGTGCGATATATGTCATAGTTTACACATCCTTTATCTTAGTAATTTTGACTATTTGCAGAGTGTCCAACTTGGTTTTGTCGGTGTACGACATAAGACCGTTAGTTTTCTGCGTAGCGTTTGCCGTTGTCGTTGCGTTTTGTCCGGCCGGTCCCTGTGGCCCCCTCGGACCGGTAGCTCCAGTTGCGCCTGTAGCACCGGTTGCTCCGGTAGCACCCTTGGGGCCTTGAACGCCTTGTGGTCCAGTGGCCCCGGTTGCACCTCTCGGACCTTGAACTCCTTGAACTCCTTGAGGTCCCTGTATCCCTCGGCTGGGCTTGTTGGTGTCAGTGCCGTTGATGAACCAGTTGCCGTTGCTTCCGATTGTAGGGGTCGGCCCAGCCGGTCCCTGTATACCCTGTGGTCCCCTCGGACCAGTAGCTCCTGTAGCTCCCGTATCGCCTCTGACACCTTGAGGACCTTGTGCACCGGTATCTCCCTTAGGCCCTTTGATGTTGCCGATTAACGTCTTTGTCATTTACTCACCTCATTCATTTGTAACATAGTACAGATTACCGTCCGAATCGAGCGAGAATTCAGGAGCATCACTTCCGCTCGAAACTGCCCACAAATCCCCGTTGGCATCAACGGTCAGCGTAAAGAACCCGTTTGCCGGCACAGTGACACCGGAATCTCCTCGTTCCCCCTTGGGACCTTGGAGCCCTTGTATACCTTGAGGCCCACGTGCACCGGCAGTCCCTGTTGCTCCTGTGTCGCCCTTAACGCCTTGTGGGCCTTGTGCACCGGTATCCCCCTTATCTCCTTTAGGACCAGTAGCACCTTCGAGTCCCTGCACGCCCTGAATACCCTGCGGTCCGGCGGCTCCCGGCAATCCCTGAGGGCCTTGTGCGCCGGTACCACCGGTCAGACCAATCGGCCCTGTTGCGCCAGTATCGCCTTTATCACCTTTATCGCCTTTGATACCTTGAGGACCTGTCGCACCGGTCAAGCCAATCGGCCCCGTTGCGCCAGTATCGCCCTTTTCTCCCTTATCGCCCTTATCGCCTTTCAAGGAGCGGATCCAATCGGTCGCCGTGCCCTTAAAACCCTGGATAACAGCGATGTCATACGCACTTAGCCCGTTAGTTCCGTCTTTTCCGTCCTTACCGTTGACCGCTCCTGGTATCACGTATTTTTTTAAATACTTGTGCAAATCCAGTACGGCATCAGCGTGCGTCTGCGGAAAGAACTGTTGCTCATCACCGTTTTCTTCCAACTCCATCATTTTTTTGATTTTAGCCACGATTTACACATCCTTTACCTTGTCAATTTTTAGCCGTGTAGATGACGTCACCGTCAAATCACCGTCAGGACTGGTCCCTCCTGTAATCTGCACCATGGGCGAGGACCTGACATTATCGCTATCAGTGGCGATGTCTTTGACGCACAAGATATGCAGTTGCGGATCTACCTGTCCGGCTTGGTAAAACGTATTGAGATTGAGCTGCATTGCATCCAGTCTCGATTTAAGCGTCTCATAGACTGCACCGGATACATCGATACGCGCGTTAACGACTTCGGCATTGTCAGTTTTGGAATTCAGAATGCTATTGAATTCCTGTGAAAGCTTGTTGGCCAGGTTGCGCAGCGCCTGTTCCTCATTATTTGCATGATTTTTGTAATCAAGAACCGTCTGCCTGTCATCATACACGTCAGCAGACGTCTGTTCTGCAAGCCTGGCCAACGATTCTCTCACGTCAACACCATACATTTTCTGGCGCAACCACTTAGCCAACGTTTTATTTGCCTCAGACACCTTGGATTGGTCAACAGGACTATCCGTGGGCATGATATGCGTTGGATCCCTATAATCGACTGTCATTCTATCCCTCCTTAAACAAAAATCTGATTGTAACTGTAGCTGCAGTCCAGGATGGCACCATTGTACTTGTCCGTGTATTGCCATGCATCAGCTCCCGCAGGTCTGGAAGAAGCACTCCAACTGGCTATCCATTTATACTTAGCGTGACTGTCAAAGCGGCTGCTGAACCATGACGCACTCGAATAGTCGCATGTATTCGTATAGCCGGCATCGGTCAGCACCTTGTAAAAGGCATCCACCTCAGCAGTCAACGCGGCCTTGTCCTTAGTAAGCGACCCATCTTCGACGTCACACGAAACCACAGCGCTGGTCGGTATTCCCTTAGCTTTTAGTTTGCTCAAGAACCACTGCGCTTCGGCTTGCGCATCAGAAACGGATACGGCCAAGAAATAGTGATATGCACCGATAAACTTCATTTTAGCCGTAATTCCACGGCTCTTTTGCTCGTCGAATAGCGGATTGAGATATGCACTACCTGTGGCAGACCCTTCAGTCAGCTTGATCATCAGGCCTTTGACGCCTGATTGATACAAGTTGTCATACCATGACTGAGTCTGACTTCCATTGTTCGATGACAAATCAATAAATTTACTACCAGACGTCCAAGCCGGGGTATTGCCACCGCTGTTTTCAAGCTGTTTAACTCGTTCAGACAGTTTGGCATAATCGCTTGACAGCTTGCTGTAACTGTCGGACAGTTGCTGATTCTGTTTGGTCAAGTCCTCGATTTCCTTGTTTGCTTTTGTCTGACGTGACATCAGACGGTTGATCAGTGCCTTCTGCGCGTCGGTTTCCGACCGATGCTGTGCACGATATGCCGTCAGGTCTATCGGATTATCGCTCAACGTGATGGTTGAGTTGGAAATGGTGAGCAGGTCCAGTGACATGGCCACGATGCGTTCCGTTGCATAAAGTCCCTCTAGTTGATTTACAATGCTGACATAACTCCCGCATTCAATCATTCCGATAGTTTCTTCCAGGAAAGACAAATCGATATAACCGGCTTGAAGCTGATATTTAATCGCCTTTTGAGCATTAAGAAAAGCCCTGCCTTTTGCAAGCAGAGCCTGTGGCATTGTTACGTCTTCCCACGTTTCAGTTTTGACATGGATTCCGAATTGACTGATCAGCTGATCGTCACGCAGATAATCGTTGCCTCCATTAACGCTGGCAATTGTTAAGTGCGGGCTTGAAACGTCGGTACTGCCATCGTTGTTCTGCCGTTCTTGAGTTGCGCCGAGCGGCTTAAGAACAGTAACGATTTCGCTTGGATCAACAGTCCGTGAACTTGACACCATGTTATGCGCAAGCTCGATCCTCTGCGGACAATCGGAGGATATTTCCGGCTCGTAGTCAAGCATTAGCTTGCCGTCTACATTCCTGATCCTCATTTCTCCACCCAAGCGACTGATGAGCTTGTCTTGTATGTTATCATACGTATCTTTGGTATCATCAGCATATCGATACACGTTATCCGTTGAATTTGTCACCGTGACCGTCCCGAGCGTTATCTGCTTGTAGGACTCGACCTGCTTATTGTGCTCGGTTATGAGAGACTGCAGAAAGTCCTTAGGCGTGGTGTTATGAAACTCTTTCCACGGCTGAACGCTGTCGTGCAGAAATCCCTCCAATCCTTCGCATACCGCCTCCTTCTGTACTGTCCCCGACGAATCCATACTGTCGGAATACGTAAGAACCCGCCCTTCAAAGAGCGTCAGCCCCTTATCCGGACGGGTTACCTTGACAAAGCACGTATAGGGCTCAATTTCCGTATACATCGCATGCGTCGGGTCTATATCGAACGTAAATGAATCATATGTCGTCGTGCTTTTTGATAGCACCGCAGAAACAAGCCTGTAGTTTGGGAAGATATCAGAGTTGAGCACCTTCTCTTCGCCATTCCAACCGTTTCTGATCGTAATGCGAAATCCCTTTGTCATGGCCATTCCTCCGTCCATTTAAACTTAACCTTACCAGTGCCTTCGATGTTAACGACATTTTCGCCCGGCATCAGCTCCAGGTAAGGGTTGACATTGTCCCCGGCTTTAAGCGCGAAGACGTGGTCATTGACTGACGCAGACATGGCCGTGGAGCAGGTCACAGTCAACCGAACCCGGTTATGACCTGTATTTATCAACAGAATGCTCTCATGACCGTTAACCGTTACTTCCAAATTAGAGGCTGCATCAAGATTAAAGTAGAACGTGTCCCAGACGTCATCGTAGCAGCGCTTCAGGCGATATGCGTAGCACTGAAAAACAATCGTAACTTTACAAAAGTCCCATTCTTCTTCGATTGTCGGTGCCGTTTGCACTTCTGCGAGAAACGCATAACCCGGCATCGCATCGTCCTTGAGCAGAATCTTGCCGGTAGGTTTCATCAGCCAGTTCATCAGCTCGGTTAGCTTTAGATTCAAGGTAGACAAATCAGAACGTCCATAAGGTAGTTTGCATGGAAAAGTTACCGTCCTCTCATCATACGTATTGAGTCCATAGAGATTGCTTAGGTCAATGTAGCCTGTTCGATATGGTAGCTGCAACTGTGATTTTCGCTTGGCAGGTAGAGTAACCGATTTAGTATCCAATACACGCAACTCAAACTCGCTTGAATGCCGACCATTGAATTCAAATCCGTATGGCCTAGATTCTTGAGTCAATCGACATCCCCCTTTCCATCATCGTATTCCTTCTGTTACGTTCAACGGCGCCATATCGTTCATAGCTTTTTGAAAAGCTTGAACCATCAATGAAAACTTTTTTCTGCATAATATCATCAAGTTTTGAACCTATGCTCTTAAGTTGAGATGTATAGTCAATGTTATCATTATCCGTCAACGTTAATGCCTGTGATTGTTGCCCTGTTACTGAGGGTACCGCTATACCATAACCATTAACAGAACTGAATCTAGTCTGATCAACCATTTTAGCCAACCTCGCAGACGGGCTGTTAGGAGCGACAGAAGCTCGTTGGGCTATCGCATTCAGTAGTAGATTATCTGCATTGTCGCGCCTCGAATTGATCACAAACTCGTCTCCATCTTCTGCGATCCAAGCTAATTGCTTGTTATAGACATGACCACCGTTAGCGTAACCATGACCGTGTCCGATGACAGCAAGCATATCTGATCCATAACGAGCTTTAGCATAGTGGATCGCCGCTAACATGTTATCGTAACCGTTAAAAATATTGCCATGACCAGGAAACTTATAAGCATTGAAAGTTGCTGAAATAGTTTGTAATAACCCTTTAGCCAAGTCACCAGTCAACGTATTAATATCGACATATCCACCTTGTACCGCTTTAGGGTTCCCCCCGGATTCACTTTGAATTTGACGCAACCAAGCCTGTACGTAAGCAGCTGATGTTGGTAAACCGTTAGCGGCTAACGCCTTTTTAACATAAGGTTCCCAACGTTGGGTGCCTTCTCCCGGCGGATTAGAGCCACCAGACTCATCAAACTTCTTTTTGAATCCTTCGAGTGTCTTTCTGAACCAGTCAACAGCTTGTTTAGGTACATATTCGCCAGCACCTTCACCGATGTCATGCCAGACAGCTTCGGCGTTATTCTTGCTCTTTTTGAAAATCCTCATCAAGATACTTGATGGATCTTTTAGAGCATCTTCTAGTTGATCTATCTTATCAGCTAACCAATCACCGATATCACCTGTAACGTCGCCGACAAAATTTGCCGCTTTGTCTAACCAATCACCGAATCCGTTTTTATATTGCGGTAGTCCTAGCAACATAGCTGTTTGTTTAGCTGGCATGACTGCGTCGCCGGCTTCAAGATGAGTAAGAACGTTGCGTTCTTGCGGTAATTCAACCGAACCATTACGCCTGAAAATAGCTTCTCGATATGTTGGACTTTCCTCATCATTGACTAATGCTAGTGTTGATTTTGAAATACGTCCGCCATTTTTCAAACGTGGAATAAGGTCAATGGTCTGTTTTTTACCACCGAAGGAATGAACAACTCTATTAATACCTTTGATACCACCATTAACAAAGTCAATAATGCCATTAAACCCAGCTTTAGCAGCGTCTTTCATGCCGTCCCAAATCCCACTAAAGAATTTTGCAACCCCGTTCCAAATTCCTCTCCAAGCACTATCGATAATAATATCTTTTAAACCGTTGATTGCTCCCGATCCAGTAGACTTGATACCATTCCAAATATCGCTAAATAGGTTTTTAATGCCTTTCCAAACACCGGACCAGTTGCCTTTGATTGCATTAGTTACAATCTTGATAACGTCTGCTATCACATCTAAGGCGTTTTTTACGATTGACTTCATTATCTCCCAAACTCCATGCAAGACGCCCTTGATCAAATTCCACGCGCCTTTCCAAAGGCCACTGATGATACTCATCGTTCCAGAGATAACGCCTTTGATAACTCCCATTCCTAATTTAACGATCGGTTCCATGATTTTCCAAATCGCTTGAACGACCGTTTTGATTGTATTCCAAGCTCTATTCCAAGCCTTTTGAATGATAGCCATTTCTAGCTCAATCACCGCACGAATAACTTTCATTCCGGACTTAACAATCGGTTCAATCTCTTTCCAGACTTTCTTAACGATCTTTGTAACTTTGCTGAATAGATCCGAAATGTGTTTCCAAGCATCTTTAGCAAATGACACAACTACTTTAGCAATTTTGTTTACTCCATCATGGAATGTTTTAGAATGCTTGTACGCTTGATAAAAGGCCACTCCGACCGCAACTATAGCGGTAGCGATCAACACATACGGATTAACGGCCATCACTAAATTAAAAGCTTTTTGAACACCGGAAGCGATTTTTGTCACATTGGATAATGTCTTTATTGCCGAACTAACGCCCGCCACTGCTTTTTGAGCTGTTTTGAAAGTGATCAGAGCTGTAACAATAGTACCGATTGCGACCCCTACAGCTCTTAAAGCTTTTTCGTGTTTAGTCACTGATGAGGTACTTTTGCCTAGCTTGCTCATGCCGGGAACCAGTTTGTTAACTTTTTCCATTACCCAGTCAAGATATGGCATCTTTCACTGTATCAAAAGCTGCTTTACCGACAACACCAACTATTTTAAATACATTAGAGAACACCGCGCCAACGTTATCGATAACTTTTTTATTTTTCTCGATCGTCTTTGTGACCTTCCCAAATGCCTCCTGAACTGAGCCACTAAAACCGTTAATAGGCCCGGTGATACGATCCTTACCAAAAGCGTCTATGACATTCTTCATGCCGTCAGTGACTGCCGCTTTTAAGTTACCAATCGCACCTTGAAAAGTCTTAGTTGACTCAGCAGCCTTTTTAGCTCCGTCTGTCTGTCCAAGCTTCATCAAAGCGTCGCTAAACTCCTCCGCCGTGATTTGGCCGTTAGCCATAGCATCACGGAAATTGCCAGTGTATGCGCCGGCGTCTTTCATTGCTTTTTGTAGTACACCGGAAGCACCCGGAATAGCGTCAGCAAGTTGATTCCAGTTTTCAGTAGTCAGTTTGCCAGCACCAGCAGTTTGAGTAAGCATCATTGCAACCGATTTGAATGTTTCAGCGTTACCACCAGCTTGGGCGTTCAAATTCCCGGCGGCTTCTGTTAGCCCCATGTAGTTCTTAACACCGTTAGCGGCTAACTGAGCGGTCGTATTAGAAATGTCGTCAAGGTCATAGACCGTCTTGTTAGCATAGTCCATGACTTGATCAGAGGCCTTTTTGATCTCAGCTTCACCAAAGCCACCAAGTTTCATTGTTGATCTAAATTTGTCCATCGCATCTGAAGCATTCGCCCCTTCAACGGCAACATTTTTTAGACCATCAACAAGAATAGACACACCGCTTAGCGCAGCACCACCAAGAAATGATCCAGCTACAATAGTTTTTAAGCGCGTAAAGCCATTTTTAGTATTTTCGGATTCTTTCTTAATAGTCCTTAACTTATCGCTTGCGTTGTCGTTTAATTGAACTTCAGTCAAGACCTTTTTAGGTAGCTTGTTTAACAACGTTTCATAATCGATCACTTCGCCCTTTTGCGCTTGAGCCAAGATCTCCGTTCGAGTTTTTTTAGGGATCCGTTTCAAAAGGTTCGTAAAATCGTCTATGCCTGCCTTTTTAGCGTCAGCATCTAACTTTACCTTTTGATCTTTAGGAATCTTACGAAGGCTAGTGATGATCTTTTGTGTACCTTTCTGCGCCTCGCTATCATCAACTTTAGGTGTGATCGTGGCTGTTGGCTTTTTGAGTTCTGCATCAACATCTTTTTTGACGTTTTTTGCCTCGCTTACAACTTTATCAGCTGATTTTTTGAATTCGTCATCCATCTTGTCGCCAGTATTTTCACCGATTGCTGACAAAATTTTATTGATCTGATCTCTATCTGATTCTAATTGTTGCATTTTGACATCAAAATCAATAACAACACTTGCATCTGCTGCCATTCACTAGCCCCCTTTCTTTACTTGACCTTGCATAGCTTTGAACATTGCAGATAACGCTGATGTCTGTGCTACGTGCTCTTGCTTGACTTCTTCTTTTTGCGGCTCGTCTAGCGCATAGTAACTTTTAGCTTCTGTCAATTGCTGACGCATCTTACTATCATCAACTTCGCTTAGATCACGCTGTCTAATGGAAATGATACGTTGCATGTACGAATTTTCACTTAATCCATCAAATAAAGCTTTGAACTCTCGCCAATGCATTTTCCCACGTTGTTTGAGTAGGTTGATTTTATACTCACGCATGAAACTAGCAAAAATAGCTTCTGCGTCTTGAACGTAATCAAAATACTTAATTGGCGCTAGTCCAAACGGGTTACTATTTGGCATATTATTGCCATAAGGATCTGCCGTTATTTCTTCATTCACAGCTTTAAATATTAGCTCATAAAACTCTGGATCGTTAGGTAGATCTTGCTCATCCAAAAAGAGAGTGATAGCATACTCCACCTTTTCCTCTTTTGACAGATCGTCATCTGACGAAAGCTGTAGATATTGAAGAACTGTATCGAAAGCTAAGTCTAGGTGGTAGCTCTTACCATTGAAGATCACTTCATTTAACGGATCTTGCGTTAAACTTAGCATGCCACATCACCTCTAGTGGTTTTTCTTATATTTAGCTCGACGCTCAGCTCGGTTTTTAGCTTTAGTTTCACACACAGCATCATTTGCAGCTTTATTCAATAAGGCAACTAAAGCGATCAAAGCTTGAGTAGACTCGTTGTAGTGCTTGTACAAGCGTTCACCCTCGCCTTCACCTAACAACTGATCTAAGGCGTCAATGACGACTACTTTGCCCTTATCGAAAGCTGTCATCAACTGTTCTTTTTGTTCAGCGTATTCTTTCTTGGCAAATTGCTCTAATTTAGCATCGCCATCAAAGTCTTTTGTTGCTTCTGCCACCTTGAGTTGCATATCGGCAACAAGCTTGGCAAATTTATCGTTAAAGATAAGCTCGTATTCTTTACCACCGATTTGGACTGTCTTTTTGTTATCGACTGTTAATTGTTGATCTAAATTAAGTACTGACATAATTAAATTACCCTTTCTTTTTTCGTCTCACATTTCTCGTCTCTGTTTCTATGTTTTTTAGCCTTGGTTCTTTGGTGTAACTGTCGCTGTGTATGTGCCATCTTCTACGGGTTGATCGCTCATTGTCAGCTTGCCATCAATTGCAACCGGTGCACCGTTGAACACGATCGTCACTTGGAACGTTTGGCTAGCATTAGCATTACCCCCCGTTGGAACAATGTTTGACAATGTGACCTCTGCCAAGATAGCTTCACCATTATCAATCCAAAGTGCACGAGTATGCAGAGCATTACCGATCGCAAATTGTTTAGTTGCAACATAATCTTGCGCAGCATCACCAATGTGACGTTTACCAGTAACCGCTAATTGATAACGTTTAGAAGTAATTTCAGTAGACCCAAAACCGTTACCTGCATAGTCAGCATCGGATTGCGAAGTTTCATTGGCACTTGGAGTGATCTGCGTAATATCTAACGCTAACCACGCCCATTTGCCGGTAGTGACATCATTTAAATCTGTTGAATCTGTCGTATCAAGATATAATTTATTAACAACGTTGAGCGCTGCCCCCTTAGTTGTTAATTCTGTACCCACAATGGGCTTTGTATTTTTTGCCATCTATATGGCCTCCTATCGTTTTGTGTATACAAAAACAGCGATGTCTAACTCATACATCACCGTCCCTGCTGTATCTTCTAGTAATTCACTCGGCGCACTAGAAACTTCTAAATTATTAAATCTGAAGCTACCATTTCCACTTAATAGCTCATCCAAGCCATTCAAATAGTTACTGATAGCAAAGAGCTTTTCCTTAGCCTCTCGTGCGCTTTTAGTTTTGATCGTAATCGCATAATTGTACTGCCAAAGCTGATTGCCTGAATAGTCAGCCTCAACAACGTGGGATCCTTGCACAGGTACTAAGCCAATATCGCTATCAGGCGATAAATAAGCTACTTTAAGTTTTAGCCCTGTACCTTTCATGATCGACTTTGCTAACGACTCCTGAAGATCAAGATCCATTCCACTGAGCCCCCTTCACAAAAGCTTCTTTGACTAAGACCATGTCATGCTTATTGCCTTTCAAACGTAGATCCCAACGTCTTGAAGTCCCCGGAGTCGTGTAATTATGTACACGATGCCCCGGAGCACGACCAACAAAACCGTAGAACTGGGCTCTGGCGTACACAGCATTATAGTTTATGCTAGTCCCGTCACTGTTTACAAATGACATGCTCCGCAAATTTGTTGAAGCATCGGTATGAAGCATAGGTACGTATTTTTCCATAGCTTGATGTGCATCATTAGCCGCCGCTTTACGACCACGAACTAAGCTGGAATGACTGAACTTTCTATCTAAGCCGTCACTACTAACATTGACTTTAACGCTCACTTAATTCACCCCTAAACAACTTGTAGTTTGTATTGATAAAGCTCGTCACTGAATGGATCTCTTGACTCGCTGATGTTTGTCAACGTGTATTCAATACCGTTGTACTCGACCTTTGAGCCAAGATGATCCTTTGTCAGTTTAATAAATGGTGTCGTGATCCCAGCATATAGCATAACAGTTGCATTTGATACGATCTGACGATTGTTGTTGGATCCTTCGTAGACAGTACGAGCGTGGACCACACAATTATCTAACTTAATCTCGTCAAAATCAGTAGACTCACCGTAAATATCGTCAGGATCTTCAACTTTAAGCTTAAGGATAATGTTTTGATTGCACATATTTTTTGGTGGCTTTAACATATGTCCACACCCCCAAAAAGCAAGCCTGTTTGAAGAAGGTAATCTAAAGCAATATTATAGATCCCGCCAGTGCTACTATCTTTGAATGTTCCGTCAGTTGTAACAGTAGTTCCATCAATAGACACACTCTTAACAGCTTTTTGTGCCATTTCATACTCTGTCGAAGCACCGACGTCATTTGTGTAATCAATCTGTGCAACTAAAGCCATTTTAAACATCTTTACCCGCCACTCATCTTGATCAGTGCTGATGTCATTTCTAACATAAAACATCTGTGTCGCAGTGTTCAAAAGTTGAACTGCATCATGCTCCAACTTGGTGTATATAACTTCATCAGTCAGCCTACCACCAAGCTCTTGATATTCTGAAAAGCTTAGCATTCAGCTCACGACCTTTCCTAATGTCCTGTACCAGGAACTGCAGCTCCTGGGCCAGCAGTTGTAACTTCTGCGCCTGGAACTAATGCAGGATCTAACTCAGCTTTGTATGCAACAACGCCGATCGTACGTGGATCAATGCCATCAACAACTTCCCAGGTGCTAGACTTGCCAAACTCTTCCATCGTCGGGAATGTGCTCTTAGTTGGTGCAAATGATGGTTTAACTGACGTGCCAGCAACGTGAATCGTTCCTACACGTTTTTGAACAATCGTATCTGTCCCACCATTTTTGATCGGATCATACTTAGTTTCAGTACTTGCCAAAACGCTAGAATAACGAACTGCTCCTGGAGCAAAGATATAAGACGTTGTTGTTGGCTTTTGCTTGTTAGTCAGATCAACTGGGATATCGTCATCAAGTACGATCCGCAAACCATTATATGCTTCAAAAGGCATAGCGCCATTTTGAGGTTGAATAGTTTCGATAAGCCCTTGCAGCTTCATCATTGAGTAAGTAGCAGAGTTAACGGCAATTGCTCCAAATGAAGTATCTTGAAGATCGCCCATCAAACCAATGGCTGCAATAAAACCTTTGGCACTGAAAGCTGCGTCTGTTGGCGTCTTAGAAGTTGCATCATAGAATTTGCTGTTTTTAACCTTCGTTACGCCCATAACACCATCCAAAACCGCTAATAGCATTTTCTCATCAGCGCGAGTCCAGAAGCTTGCAAAGCGATTACCGATCGTTGTTTGGATAGGGGCCCCGGAGATCATTTGAGATAATGAAGTGTAACCAAAGGCTTTACTTTGATAAAATTTCAAACCTAGTTGTTTACCTGATGTAAGTTGATCTACAGGGATGTCGTCAGTGTCGGTCCAGTTGTCTGGATCACCAGATAGATCGTTGATAAAAGGTACTGTGATCTTTGTACCTGCTTCCAACAAATGTGGTCCAAGATCCGGATCTGGTGTCAAAATACCACTTTGCACAAAGCGGTTGGTTTTAAGTGCCGTATTTAATACATAATTCCCAAAAACTTCAGGAATGATCATGTCTGATAAATGTGTTTCCATAATTTAAAATTCCGCCTTTCTATTTATTGTTATTGCCGAACAAACTTTGCCATTGCGAAGGATCTTTTCGATATAGATCAGTCTGTTCGTCTAATGACATATTCTTAGGATCCTTAGCCACGTTAGAACTAGGATTACCACCAGCAAACAGGTTGACAGGGCCCTTTTTCTCTAGTTCTATTTGCTTTGGTGTAAACAAATAGGCATCCGTCTTTTGAAGTTCTTCTAACTGTTCGGCAATTCCGAATAGCTGACCATCTTCATCAACAGATACCTTGTCTAAATCCAACAGAGCAAGAACCGCTTTAGTATTTTTAGCCCCTGCATCTTTCAAAGCATTAGTGATTGCAAAATCTTTAGCTTGCTTCGTGATCTTACTTTGATAATCTTTGGCAGTTTGCTCATTTTCTTTTCGCAACTTATCAATTTCTTGAGCTAACTCTTGATTATCACCAACAGTCTTCTCAAGTTTCTTTAGTTGTTTGTCACGATCACCGATTTGATTTTGCAAATCCGCTACCTGTTCTTCTGCTCGTGCAAGTTTTCCCTTGATCTCATTTGTCGACTTACCATGTTGAGTCAAAACGGCTTGCACTTGATCGTCACTAAGTCCTAAATTCTGCAAAAATTCTCGTTGCATTATGCGATACCTCCTAACGTATTTATTTTACGTGGAACGCCCCACGCTGATCTGATCGCATAAAAAATAAGCCTTTTTACGACTTGCTTAGGTCAAATATTAGAGTTTTTTGTAACAAAAAACACCGGTTTCCCGATGTTTAAGCTTTATCCCAAATCGTTTCTAACTTAACTGCGTTATCAGTTGGATTACCATCAGGTGTATAAGCAGCACTTTCTGTAATGGCCAACAAAACTTTATTATCAAGATAATCACAACTTTTATCAGTAACAGCCAATCTTATTTCATTTGATCGCCTATCTACATATTGTTCAAACAGATTATATAATTCAGGAAATTTTCTTCGAATAAATTCATAATCTTCTGCATCAAAATATAGATACCAAGTTTCCTTGTCATCTAGCATAACTATCACTTTTAGCCATTATCCACCTCGGATATTTCCTTTATTTCATGCTCTGTTAAGGTTAAATAATCATCACCGTATTGTTCTGTGCCAATAAGATCAATTTCATAACAATTATCGTCTGAATCCCCTGGAATAGTTACTGCCCTAACAAAACCATTATAACGTATCCCATCAACATCCATAACATCTACCTGTTTTCCCCAATATCTAGTTAGATCCATAGTTGTCACTCCTTAGGCTTGTACGGAACTATATGAGTTCTTTTCTTAGAATGATGGATTTTGATCCAATTTGTCTCTTCACCCGAATTATAATCTATCCCAATGATATGGTCAACATAGACTACTTCTTTATTTCCAAAACCATTTTTAGTTCTGTTTAATTTACCCTTACCAGCATATTTGTCCATCAATGCCTGCGGATCTTCATTATCATACAAATAGCTCTTACCTTCTACTCTAGTGGACTCAATATGCGGTGCTTGTTTTTCTGGATTGATTTTCTTACCCCACTGACCGCTCTTTAGCATTGTCTCTACATAAAGCTGTGACTGTGTTTTGTTTGTTTTATCAATTTTAGTTACAGTTTGAACTATTTGTTCACGATCGTACTGCCGTGTCAAAAAGTCGTTATTCTTCACTAGATCACGTAATTTAGCTTGATACCCTCTAATGGCTTGATTGAACTTTCTCTCGCTTGCTACGTCATTTTGGCGTCTGGCAAGATCCAAGTCGTACTTTAGACGTCTGATATTGCGCTCATAGTACCGTTGTTTTTGCTGAATCTTTTGCTTTTCGATCGCTTCTTTAGGATCGTATTGCTTTTGGAAATTATGCGACACGCCTTTGATATACGGATATAATTTGTGTCCGCAATTTATTCCAAAGCATCCACTTGGTTTACCATAACCGTAATCATAAATGCTGGGATATTCAGGATCGCATCTGGGGCTTTCTCTTGGGACAATATTGACTATCTTTCCTTGAATAGGGGCACAAGCTGGCCTTGATGCCGGATGACTAGACATAGTCGCTAGTACGCTATCAAAATCTTTCATGCTTTGAATGCGCAGATCATTATAAGTTCTAGCTGCAGTAGTACGGATTACAGTACGAGTATAACCTTCTAAGCTCCAATTGTGCCCTGCTTTGTCTACCAAATTAGTTTTGATGCCATTATCACGCCATTTATAGATATTGTCCTTTAAAGCTCTGTCAGGAGTTTTAAGACCTGTTTGGACTTCTAAGACCGTTTGGTTGATAATATCTTGATAAGCTCTCACAGCCCCGTTTTTTGAATAGTTAGTGGATAACAGCGATTGATTGACATTGTTATTGATATCTCTAAACGTTTGAGCAGCATAACTGCTGACAATGCTATTGACTTCTGGACTGATTGGCTTATTTTGTTTCAATGCATCAGATAGTTCGGCGTTGATGTCCTTTGCGACTTCTAGCCCATCATCTTTGATCAAATCATAGATATAGCTTTCGGACTTGCCAGAAGTGTTTGAAACTATTTTGATAGTGTCTTTGGTCAGTGCTCCAATCTTTGATAAAGCACGCAAGCGCCACTCTAGAATACTATCGGGATCATCCTGATTTATCAATTCAGGTCTCGTCGTCTTAAAACTGTCTATCAGCAAATAAAAGATCTTTTGCTGTAATTTAACGTAATAATCAGCTATCTTGTCCGCTTTCGCCAACATCTGTTCTATTTCCATCGTCAGCACCTCCGAACAAGCCTACTTCACCACTTGGTGCAGGCTCACTACTTGCTTTTTCTTCTTCAAGTTGTTGTACCCATTCATCAGCCGTGGCTTCATCTAAGCTGTAATTACGCATCAAAAATTGTTTAATCGGTAATGCGCTTGCTTGTAAAGCTTGTAGGTCGTTTTTAAGTTGTGCGTCTTGATCAATAAACACTCCATCGTTAAAGTCGATGTTAATGTTGACCTTTTGCACATCACCAGTCCAACGTGCTTTGCCATCGCTAAAGAGTTCGCCGCATTGAGCAAGTTCTAAAATAGCATCAACTAGCTGTGCGATCGTTTTTTCGACCATAGTCAAATAACTTGATCTAGTCTGATACGTCATTGAGTTGTTTGAAACTACTTCTGTTGCGGTTTGTATACCGCTAGCACTTTGAGTAAACGTTCCTTGTGAAAGTCCGATCTCATTTTCAAACTCATGTAGGAAAAATTCCATTGTGCTTGAATACTGATCGACGCGTATTGCTACCGACATATCGTGAAAGCCGATATCGCCATCATCACCGTACATAGCTTGGTAAACTGTCTCGTCTGGATCAAACATCGGCGGGTGAGTATCATTGTCCCTACGTCTTGAATTGGCGTTAGGTCGTTTAAGCCATGACTTAGGTACTACCATACGTCTTTTGCCAGATCTAACTTCCCAAATAAACTCATCGTGGGTACGATTGATCGCATCGACTGTTGATCTTGCGTTGTCGATCAACCCTAAACCCAGCGGACTTTCTAACCTCTTGTTGTTAGCTCCTGGAGTCTTGAAGAAAGCAAATAAAGGTTTAACTAAGCCTGTTAAAGTCGCCGTTTCTTGCATATCAGCATATTCTTCAATTGAACTTAACGGGACTTGCACCCCAACACTATCAGCGCTATCCGAACGGTAAAGCTCATTGGTGATCACATAGTTATTACCTTGCCATTCATGAAATTCAAGAAGCGTGTAGTACACATTTTTGTCATCTTCTACAACAGTAGTTTTGCTTGCGATCGCAGCTTCTTTAACCTCATTTGTGTTTACATGCAATGGATAAAATTGGTCAGCGGTGATCCAAGCAAGTTTTATCTTGTCATTTTGTACATAAGGTCTGATAGCTCCACTGCCTAAAGCGATCCATTTTTCAAGGTATTCTTCAAAGGTTAGATAGAACTCATTATCTAAAAAGACGCTTTCAAGCAATTCGTTTGCTTTCTCATCATCCCCGATTTCTACTTTGCATCTCTCGTTGAAGATAATCGATGCCAACCTTCTTGCAGCTAACTTGGTTACATTGACAGACTCATATTTGCGCATGCGTTTGTCTCCGTAACTATTAATAAATTCGATAGGTCTAAAGTCATCAGAATAGTACTTTTTAGCTACGTTTATTCTCGTATATTCGCCTGGATCCATTGCAATCCGTCTATCATCAGTGACTAATGTCAAACTTTTTATCATGCCCAGACTTGCACCGCCTTTCCTGAACCAATTCTTTAACGTTGAAAGCACACTCACGTCATCGCCTCCTTTACCACTTCAAGCCAAAGTCGCGTTCGTTATCTAAGCAAAGATACATAAACTGATCGCAAGTATGATCTTTTTCCTTAATTACCTTAGGATCATCGCCGTTTAATGTTTTTTCATCCCAACGATAGTCACGATGTTCAGACAAAAATACCTGATTGTCGTCAATATCAAGTACAAAAATACGACCTTGTGCAAGAATGTCCTGCACCCGGTCGATCATCTCAACTTTTTTCTTTTTAGCCACTTTATGCCAATGGATGCCAAACATCGAATAGTACTGGTTATCTAATGCTCCGTCTGCGCTATCTGCCGTCATATTAACCGGATCCATATCGTATTTATCGCATGTTCTTTCAACAAACGCATGCACATCTTGTGCCAGTTCCGTTGGCGGTTTTTTATTAACTTTTCCTGCTGGGCTGTAATAATAAGTATCCAACACATATAGATTTCCGTTTACCGATAGTCCATAAGCGCCACAGGTAGTTGCAGATACATCATGACCAATATCCATCGAAAAATAAAGATCGCTTAAATAATCATTATCAGGTATCTCATCCACTCGGTTAAACAACTCGAAGTTATAAACATTAGTGCCTAATCCTACAACTTCTCCAAGATATAGCCAACGATAATAATCTGGATCATTAACCTTGTACTTCTCAATCAATTTAAGTTGTTCATCATTTGTGAATCCCCACTCATCATCTAGATAAGTTGACGTGTCTACAAAGTAATCTTCATCACGTTCACATTTTTTGACCCACTCATTAATCCAATCATATGGATTCTTAGGCGGATTGTAAGAGAAGAAAACCTTAACTTGATTCGTAAATACTGGTTTCTGACGTATGAACGTCGGTATCGATTGATCAAATACTGTCTGCCCTTTGAAATTTGCAGCTTCTTCAAACCAAACAGCAACCACGTTCCCGACCACGTTCGACTTTAGTTTCATCGGATCATCTGCGCCATAGAAATAAAACGTGCTTCCAGTACGCCTATGCACGATCCTAAGTGGACTAGTATAGAATTTATACTCATCGTAAAGACTAAGCATATCCAATGCCCACTTAATTTGACTATAGACTGAATCTCTCAAATAGCTGGCATTCTCTCGCACACAAATTACAGATACATTTTTTCCTAATTGAGTCCAATGCTTAACCATGGCTACCAACTTTAAACTAATAACAGATGATTTAAATGATCCGCGTCCCCCTTTAGCAACAACATATGGCTTTGAAGTGCACCAAAGGCGATAGAAATGAGGATTAATCAGTTTAGACATCTTAATTGTTTGCCCCATCTGCTTCGCCTCCAATATCATCTATCAGTGTTGTTTTATCTTCTGCATTATTATCACCAAGCAACTCTTTAGCTTTCCATTCAGCAATATCGGCTT